TAATTTTTTCTTCAGTTCTTAATTCAGTTTCAGCGAAGAACTTTTTATATTTTGGTAGTTCCTTTTCTACTAAATCTGATACAGTATTATTGACATCTTTAGTTGTTTTTCTAAAATCACTTTTGATACCAGATATAATATTTTCATTAAGACTTTCAACAGTCTCTAAAGCACTAGCAACCTCTTTACTAGTATCAGACTTGATTAAGTCAAAATTTTCTTCAATCTCTTCTTTGAATTTTACAAACCTATCATCTACTCTAATCTCTGATTCAGATACTAACTTTTTATATTTGGGTACATCAATATCAATAAAAGATTCTACTGAGTTTGAAAGATTAGAAAAATCTTCTTTAATTTTATCTACAGTTTCTCCATTAATAGAAGATATCTTAGATTCAATTTTAGATATAGATTCTTGTACAAAAAGAAGTTGTGCCATCATGGCACTATCAAGATCTTCCTTTCTAATTAATTCTTTTAAATCTTCTTTTATTGTAAAGATCTCTTGAGAAACAGTTTCAACTTTTTCTAAGTTCTCTTTAAAACTATCAAATGTATTTGTAAAATCGGATAGTGATTTAATATGATTTAAATTGTTTTTAAAAGTGTCAAATGCTTCCGAAACCTTCTCAATTTTTTCTGGACGTGCAGAATCATACTCCTCTTTTATCTGATCTAAAGGAGTTTTATTTGTATCTTTAAAAAAATCTGAAGGCTTCTTTAATGCCACTTTTGATATATCTCCACTACATTTATTATTTATTGTCTTCTTTTAAACCATTCTTCAACATTTTTGCCAAATCTGCAGTAGATCCAACAAATAGTGCATTATTTACAGTAGAAGGACCTTTTGATTTAGTATCTTCTTCAACATCTTTTAATTTTTTCTGAAGATCCATTAATTTATCAGTTGCATCAGCAACATTTTTAATCAACTGTCCGGCAACTTCGTATGCTCTAGGCATCTCACTTTCTTGTGCTAACTCAAGAATTCCATTAATTGCTTCTTGACCCTTTTCAATTATACTATAAAGATTTCCGCGAGTATACTCATAATCTTTTGTAACATCATCAGGTTTAGACTTAACAACTTCTTGAACTTCTTTTTTTACAATTTCAGCATCAATAACATCATTCGAAACATTAAAGGTATCATTTAGATCTTCAAATTTGCTGCCGGTTTTCATAAGAAACCACCATCAAATCCAAAGTTATCACCTTCTTCAATGAGAGCACTATCTACACCAATAGTTCCAACACTTGGTAAACTTGTAGTTGTATAGTCGATACCTTTGACCGACGCCCCAGAAACATGTTTTTCTGCCTTTGTATTATCCCTTCCCCTGTCAACTGTAATCTTATTATCCGTTTTAGATCTAACGAATAATTCTTCATCTCCAATGAAAATATATTTGTCTGCTTTAATCCCGGTAGCATCAGCAACTTCAAATGTTTTTGTTGTTGCAGTTATGTCTTGCGCTAATGTTGTGACAACGTTATTAGTGTAAGACTTTAATGCTCTTGCAGTTGCAGAATATGTAAGTTCTCTTGTAGTATTTGTGGTATCTGTTCCAGTAACAAAACTGACAGTTGCTCTCTTGATAATATCTTTAGAAGCAGTAGATGTAGGACCAAAGAGATACGTCTTTGCAGTAAATCTTAAAGTATAATACAATACTCTTCTAGTGCTGAAATCACCCTCATAGTCGTCTTGCATGGTAACACTTTCCAATACAATCGGAACATCTCTCTTTTCTTTAATCTGATCAACCAATTCTATGGTCAAATTATAAGAGGGTTGAAAATATGGTAAAATTTGTTCTACAATTTGAAGAGCATCATCATTTAATTTTGTGAAAATACTCAGTTCAAATTGCATATTATAAGGAACTGGCATAAATGACTTTCTACTTTCAGTGCCATCATCTTTATCTTTTGCTATAAAAGTTTGAGTTGTTGTAACTTTTCTACTGGGATCATAAGTTAATCCAGTAAACTCAAATGACATTCTTGGCAAAGTAATTGCCGTTGGTTTGTTAAGATCGGGTGACTGCTCTATTCTAGCTAAAAACTTTTGGGTTGGTCCATAAGCCAAAGGAATTCTAAGAACAGAATTTTCCTGCTGAACCTCTATCGAATTGAATAGGGTTCCGAAACCAATAATGGTTCGTCTTAGTATTTCGTTGTAGAAATATTCAAACATGATTAAACCTTAACACATTAATACTACCAATAAAACTATTTAGGGCATTCCAAAAGGATTCTGCTCACTGAAGTCCAATATAGAATCTGCGGCACTTTCTATATTGAAATTGTCTGCAAATGGATCATTATCAATTGTTTTATCAACTACTCTTAGAACTCTTGTTGCACCCGAAGTTGACCCTGTAAGAGTTTCTCCTAAAGAGAATGAACCAGAAACTGCAGAAATTTCAAGTAAATTGGTTGTAGAGTTCCACGATCTTACCCTTGCAGTTACTCCAGTTGTGGACCCAGTAACAATTTCATTAAATACAAATTCTCCACTAGAAGTTGAGGATGGTTCAGAGATAGTAATATCTGGCGGAAGTATGTATTTGTTTCCACTATCAGTGACGTTAATACTAGTAATTGTTCCTGCTGCACTAATGACAGAAAGTCCCGTAGCAGTTGCTACGCCAACAACTTGATCAACGTAATTCTTATCACCCACAGTGTTGGATATTGAAACTATTGGAGGTGATAAGTATCCACCACCACCAAATGTAACTGCAATACCAGTAACAATACCACACTTATCGATACCAAACTCAAATACTGATGTTGCAATTCCTACGTTCGTTGGAGATTGATTTATAGAAACAATGCTTGATCCAATAGACGTGACAAATGTATCTGTCGATATAAAGTTATACAGATCACTATATCCAACACCAAGTCTTACTCTATCTCCAACAAAGATATTTGTTGTAGTAATACCAGTAATAGTTGTAGATCCTATACCAATAGTTCCTTCAGTTTTAACAGAATTGAAACGAATTGTTGCAATACCAAGTGCTCTAAATGCCTCATTTGCACCACCAGGAGCGCCAATAGAAACGGTTGGAACAGAACTATAACCAAATCCACTATTACCAATACTAATGGTGCTTACAGTGCCTGCAACGGACACAGTAACACTAGCAGTTGCTTGCACTGGTGATGGACTTCCAGAGAAAGAAATACTAGGTGCCACAGTATATCCAGCACCAACTGTTGCTCCTGTTCCCGTTGCCCAAGAATCTGAGGTATTGAAAGATACTGCTGTAATAATACCAGTTATTGGATGAATTGTTGCAATACCGACAGCAACTTGAGTTGGGGCATCCATTGTCCCAGATGTAGAGATTGCAACAGTAGGTGCAGTTGTGTATGCTCTACCAGTGGTGCTAAATGCAATAGAACTTGGATTAATAGATGACCCAACAATTCCTATAGTTGCAGATACAAAACTTGTTCCTGGATGTGAAATTGTTACTGTTGGAGTACTGGTATAGAACTTACCACCAGTTGTAATAGCAAGAGTTTCTACAGTTCCTCCTGTCAGATTAATAGCATCAAGAGTTGCAGCTGCTTCTGCACCATTTCCTGTTCCTGTTGGTAGAGAGAATGTAACTGTTGGTGCTTCTTTATAGAATACACCACCGGTTGTTCCTCCAGGGAACAGATATGCAGATGTGCCAATACTAATTGTTGCAGAAGTTACACTTACACCTCCACCAACTATTGGAGAGTCTAAAGTTGCTGTTGCTGCTGCTCCAACATGTTTTGGACTTGAGAACGTTACCGTTGGTGGTTCAACAAATCCTCCGCCAGAATTTGATAACGTTACTATACCAACACCACCAATTTCACTAATAGATGCAGTTGCAGCAGCACCAGAACCAGTATTATCAGTTGTGCTAAAGGTCAATGATGGCGCAACTGTATATCCTGATCCGGCGTTTGTAACATCAACTCTCTGAACAGATCGGAGTCTTGGGTTTGAATTGAGATTGCAAACATTTATCCCACCAATCATGGATGCAATTCCAACTGCTGTTACTCCTCCTACAGGTGCAGAAGATACTTGCACTGTAGGAATCATGCCATATCCACCACCTCTATTAGTGATAGTAAACTTTCTTACACCACCAATTACAATTCCAGAAATTGCAGATGCACTAACTGCATCTCCAACCATAGTAAGTGTTTGAGTAACTCCCTGAATGGTACTAATACCATCATCAGTAAGACCATCAGATTCATCACCTAGTAATTCATTATCAATATCTTCAATTCCAGTATCAATAACTTCATCTTGATAGCGGAAGAGTTCGCAATATAACTCATAGACATATAAATTTTGTAACTGATAATATGGTTTTGCATACTCAATATCTTTAATCTCGTAAAGACGATCATCAAGAGGGAACCATATTAAATCCCCACCTTTTGGACGAGTAGAAAGTTTTATATTTGCTTGCCCTTGAATTAATGGAGTAATGTAATTTTCATATCTCTCTCTTGATATAATCAATCTAACTTCATCTTTAGACTCAATACCAAATTTTGATAAAACATCTCCAGCACCAGAATAAGCATCGTAATTATCAACATATGCCTCAATTGGTAAAGCACTATCAAATTTAGATTGTACTACTTCTCTTATGACTGTATTTTCAGTCATATACTTTCTTGGAATATAATAGATGTCAACACCATACATCCTCAATTGCTCATTGATTAAACTTTGAACTAAATTTTGCTCAGAAGAAGTGCCCTGAGTGAAGAAAGGATTTAATACCATTAGCCTATCATATCAAGTGGTGGTAGTTCGTATGTATTCGACATTACCTCTTTAATTTTATCCAATTCTCTCTCTGCATCATCGTATATTTGTCTTCCATTTAACTCAATTCCACCGGGTAGTTTAACACCTTGAAATTTAATTAAATTTTGACCCCATTGTCTTTTGATAAGAGCAGTTAAATATCTTTTTAAGAATGAATCATTATAAACTCTCGCAAAATCATTTGGATCCAAAAGTCTCCAACAATCTAGAACAATATACTCATCCTTGGTTACATTTGCCCAATCTACATCTAGATATAATCTATCTTGCCTCTGATTAAATCTTATTTGCTTCTCAGTATTTAATAAAAAATCAATATCTGAAAGATAAGTCTTTGTCATTGCATACGACAACATCTCCATTGAATTGAAGAAGTATATGTCATTTAAAAATAACTGGTACTTAAGACTAAACATTCCATTAGATATTGTGCTACTATCAAATCTGAATATTTTATTGATGCCAATTACTGCTGGAGGAACCTGAATATAATTACTATTCTCTTCATATGAAAATGATACAGTAGCACCATCAATGGATGCATTTGCAGTTGTAGTGACAATTCCAGTAGGATTAGTTCCTCCTCTTCCTTGACCCCTATCAATATCTTCTTGAGTTATTTTGTATTTTAAATATGTCTGAACTACGCCGTCAAAATGCCTCTCATGGAAGTACTGGAGTGCATCATCAACTAAATCATCAATCTGCTCATCAGCAACATTTATCTCCAATACAGGAGCACCTAGCTGCCTCTTACAGTAATTAACTAGATCTGTTCTACTTGCTGGTTGAGCCATTTATTCTCTAGTTTCCTATGGGTATTTATGTTCTTTGCGTGACGGTATTATATACATAAACATTACCATTTACTAAAGGATACGTTGTTGATCCTACAGTAACCAAAACATCATACATATATCTACCTTGATCCAATGCCTTAGTTTGAGTATCCGTTAGAGAAACCTGTAACAAGCCACCTAAAGCACTTGTTATACCAACTGTAAAGGTAGTATAATTACCACTGCCAGTTGATACTCCAACACCAATAGATTTGGATAACTTTCCTGCTCCAGAGTAACTTGTAAGATTGAAAGCACTATTTGAAGTACTCTTAATATTAAATGTTTGAGTGAAATCTGTTCCACCATAAATGGTCAAATTTGCGCCATAAGGAACTCCAGAATCTGGATCGAAAGTAATTGTACTAGACGCCATTGGTTATTCCTATAAGTTTCATAGTTTCTTGCTGTTTATAGTATAGTTTGCAAAAAGATTTTGCAATATTCTTTAGTTCATCACGATCATCACAACTATCTATCTGTGATGCCAATTTAGTGTAAGCAAATTGTTTTGACAGATTGCTTAGTTCAATGCTATCTGGATCCATTTAATAACTCCTTAAGTAGCGACTTAATATCGTTGATATCATCTTTAATGGTAGCAACTTCATCTTCTATTGTTTGCATCTTTTGATTTTTTTCATTTTTAGCCTCACGACTAGCAACGTATTGATCATAAGATACATTATTTACATTAATTACAGTATTGGTTTCAGGATCTCTTGCGAGATCCTTGTGACCTTTTACAGTGTAAATTTCCATATTATGCAAGAGCAATAACTCTGAGATTTTTAAGTTGAGGTGCAAGTGTTTGATTTGTTGATGTCATCACAAGTTTTATTCTATATGCTCTAAAGGAAGGTAGATTATCTATAGAGAATTTATGCTCTGTAAATACTGTATCTGATACACCAAATCCTCTCTTATTGGAACTTGGTACTAAGACATCAGTTCTTCCATCATTATCTTCCTCATTAATTATCAAACCTCTTGAATTTATATTCAGGTATCCTGGGAATGGTGCAAATACAGGTTCAAATCCAGGATTTCCACTGATAGAATAAAATGCTCTAATATCACAATCTGATGGAAGTTGTGCATCAGTTATTATTTGTAAGGAAGATGCTGGATTTTCCAATAATATTTCTTTAGAAATATATTGACAAGCACTAGGATCATTAAAAATTGTATTTACTCTAGAATCTTCAGCATAATTTGAAATTTCACTATTAACTCTATTAGATACTGCATAGATGCTGCATCTTTGAAGTTCAATTTGAGGACTTAATTTTGAATTTGTTGTACCAAGGAAAAGTCTCATTTGGAAAGACTTATTACCTTCAATAGAACTTAATTTGCGATCTTCATTTACTTTTGAGAAAATTGCTCTTGGGGAATCAAGATAATTATTTTCATTCAATGTAACATCTTCAAATCCAACATTAACATAAGGAATTTCATTACCACTAATACTTTGTGATGTGGTAGTTCTTATCTGACCAGTAACTGCAGTCCCTTCAACTGCAACATTGTGGATAGATGGTTTAATAATCTCGAAAGGAATATTCTTAGTGGCTTTTACATTATTTCCACCTGTAGAATCGGATGCGCCTATGAATAATTTGGGAAGTCCTGATACTGAAGATGATCTATCCACATTAGCAGATTGTCCTGTTGTTCCATACTTTTGTGACATATCAAGTTTAATATGATATGAATCTAGATTTATTGGATTTGCAATAGTTACATCATTTAAATCATGTGTTTTATTAATTCTTGCAAGACTTACTCCACTCAATTCATACTTATAAACAGGTGTATTAACTGGATATGTTTTAGGAGTTGTTCCTCTAGAAATATTACCACCAATCGATGATGATGTTGTAGAAGTATACTCTATAACTTCATCCCCAATTAAAATTAATCCAGTATTAGTTGAACCTACAGAAACATTCTCGAATGTGTTGAATGTATCCCCTGTTCCATTTGTTACTGAAATTGGATCTGTAGAAGACTTGGAATATTCTGCTGTCAGTTTTGTTGGTTTAATATCTGGAAGGATTCCTACAATTCTAACAAAGTTATCATCAAAATTCATTCCATGATTTACGTGATTAACTTTAATGTGCAGTCCATCAGATACTGTTGTTGATGCGTTAATAGTGACATCTCCACCGAAAGCAGTTCCGTCAAATGTTCCACTATTCAATTCTCTAAGAGCACCAGTACTATCAAAGAAAGTTAATGTTCCTGCAGCACCAGTTACAAAATCTCCTTGAACATTATTAAGTATCAATTGTGAAGTAGCACCTATAGAGGTTAAAGTAAATCTAGAATTTCTTCCAACACTAGCAGCACCGATAGTATTAATTGAAACTACATCACCAACTTGATAACCATCTCCACCATTTCCACTAATTGTCGCTGCTATAGCAACACCATTTTCAATAGAGACATTAGCAACTGCACCAGATCCTGATCCAGAAATTGTAATTAGATTGACACCAGAGAAAGTCGTTGATCCATCTGCAGGAGTGTAACCTATTCCAGGATTTGTAATCGTCATAGTTCCTGTGGCACTTGCAGCAACTCCAACGAGATCTCCAGTTGCATTAGTATTACTGACCTGAGAGAAAGTATTACCCATAACATAACGATTGTCTGCTAATGTTGTTCCAAGTCCTACACGAATTTCTTTAGAAGAAATATTTAATGGATTTTCCATCAAATTAGCGATTTGCTTATTACCTTCTGAAAGTTCTGGACTATACAAATCGATAGTTCCAGATTCCACAAAGTCTGCTCTATACATGGTAAACTTGAGATCTTCCCATTGACTTGCCTCCCATGTAGAAGCATTCTGAGATTTGAATAGAGATCCAAGTGTTGGTTGATTGGAAATGTATGCATCCGATAAAATATCATTTTCACCAATTCTAGAAATATAAACACTATATTTCGTTGAGTTGGATATTAAACAGATTGCATATTCTTTTCCACTTTCAAGATAAACTGGAGCAGCAAATTCAAATGTAGTTGCAACAGATCCATCTGTTGATACATTAACATTATCTGGGGTTAATACAACTTCTGATAGATCAAAATACTTAGGAGTTGGGAAACCATTCTCCATTGATCTAATTTGAAATCTAACCGGAGTATCATCATCATCTTTTGTGCGGAAGAACACATCGCATTTTGTTACAAATATTCCATCAGGATCTTTCAGTGGATCAACTAAGAACGATTGTGCTAGGGGATCATACCATCCGACGATAGTTTCAGATGTAGTTGGTTGACCAATATTTCTTGTCGCAACAACCTCAGTGTCTAAAGTTCTATTAATGGGTTCTTCAGCAAATATTTGCTTATTTTCAATGCTTGCATTTCTAATTGATAAAATTTGATCCTGAACTGTTTCTATAATACCTGAGGTTGGATATGCTTGCTCACCAATTGTTGTTGCAGCATTTTGATCATTTTCTGGATCATTTGTCAATGTGAACACATTAGTTCCAGTATCAAATTTAGGATTGTCTCCATTATTAGGATCTGGAATAAACAAACTTCCAATTAAAGCAGAAGATGTATCACTAATTAATCTAACATTAGTTACCTCTGCTTCTGCACCGCTAGTTTTTCCACTTAGAATCATTCCAGTTTGAATATGACCAAAGAACTCTCCTTGTGGTTGATTTGAAAGGGAGTAAGTATCTACATTTAAAGTTGTAGAAGTTGATGAATATAATTCTGGAATTGTACCACCACTTACATAAGGATTATCCGGATAAACTTCAGTTGGTGAGTCATAATCACCTTTTCTATGATTTGATTGTGCTACTCTAAAATCAATTTGAGGGTCAGTATTTTTTCCTTCTTCACTTAATCCAATAGTAAGTACCCTACCCTCTACAGATTCTCCAACCTGGAATGTTCCAGATTTCATAGTAATCTCAATTAGTTTTGGAACACAAAACTTCGTAACATCTTTTCCATCAAAGAATGCATAGATCTGTGTGCTTGGTTTTAGGTTAGCAGAAGAAAACTCAACATTTCTAGATCTAACAGTAGAAATAATCTCTGTACTTAAGACTTTTGGTCCAAGATTTACTTCCTCAAACGTTTCAATAACCTGATATTGCGTCCCAGTTCTTGTCTTTGTTCCACTCTCAATAGTTTCAACGACATCTTGCTCAATTGTTTGAGAGGAAGTCTGTCTCACCCATGCAGCAGGTCCACCGCTACCACCATTAATCCACCCACCACGTCCAAAAGTACGGTCACTTGCTGATGTACCAGTTACTGTATTTTCTGTTTGTGAGGTAGTTCCAGACCAGTTATTTTCCCAAGAATTCCATAGTTCTGAAGCAAAACCAGTTTCTGGATCAACTCCAAACTTCTCTTCTGCCTCAGACATAACCTGAGTGTAGTTCCCAATAGTATCGATTGTTTTGGCTTTTATTTCGTTTGGAGTAACCCAGTTATCAGAAGATGGTGTTAATGATATTGTTCCCTGCCAGAAACTAATAAGGAAAGGAGTTA